TTGCCGGATAACAGTTCTGTGCTGAAGTGAGCGCGGAGCGTGTCAACGTGAATGCCATCACGCACCAACACGGCAATCTGATCGATTGGCAGACCGTAACCGCTTAATGCTTCTACCTGCTTGCGCTCTGCATCGGTTGGCTCAAAAGCTGGCCTTCCCGCACCTGGCCGAGCGCCGCCTTTTGGCTTTGTCTTTTCAAGCGTTGGTTTTTCAACGGATTGGTTGTTGTTTGTCATTTTGCAATCTCTGCAAACGGTGCGCCGGTTTCCGCGTGAACTGCAGTTTTGCCTGTAAAGTTTTGCCAGCGTTTGACGATGACATCGCAATATTTTGGGTCAAGCTCCATCAGCCGTGCAATGCGACCATTCTTTTCGGCAGCGATCAGCGTGGTTCCAGAGCCGCCAAAGGAGTCCAAAACAATATCGCCGCCCTTTGTGTTGTTGAGCAACTGGTACTCAAACAAAGCCACTGGCTTCATGGTTGGGTGTTCGCCGTTTCTGGATGGCCGATCAAACTCCAGAATAGTTGTCTGCTTTCTGTCGGTTGCCCAAAGGTGGCCAGCGCCTTCCTTCCAGCCATACAAGCAAGGTTCGTGCTTCCAATGGTAATCCTGTCGGCCCATGACCATCGAGGACTTCTTCCAGATCAGGCACTGACGGACTTTCCAGCCAGCATCATGAGCTGCGCCACGGAAGTTGTAGCCTTCTGAGTCTGCGTGCCAGATGTAAAACACTGCACCAGGCTTCATGACCGTGTCCGCTGAAACGTAAGAGTCTCGCAAGAACTGACGGAATTGCTCGTTGCCCATCTCGTCGTTTTTGATCTTGAGAGCCTCCTTGGTCTTGCCTTCATAGGCCACGTTGTAAGGCGGGTCTGTCAGCCACATATCGACCAGCTGGCCATCGGTAAGTTTTTCCAAGTCGCTGACGCTGGTTGAGTCGCCGCAAAGCAGACGGTGCTTTCCCATGATCCACACGTCACCAGAAACTGTAATGGAGGTTTCTTGAACTGCCGGCGCATCGTCTGGGTCGGTCAGGCCAGGCTTAATCTGCTCAGGTGTCAGAGCTGCGATCTCCTCGGCTGTAAATCCAGTCAAGTCAAGGTCAAACCCCAGATCACCCAGCTCGCCCAGCTCTAGCGCCAGCATTTCATTGTCCCAGCCAGCATTTAAAGCCAGCTTGTTGTCCGCAATAACGTATGCGCGTTTCTGCGACTCCGACAAATGGGCAAGACGGATAGACGGAACTTGTTCGAGGTTTAACTTGCGAGCAGCTAATACGCGACCGTGACCGGCAATAATTCCGTTTGCTTCGTCTACTAAAACAGGATTAGTAAACCCAAACTCTTTAATGCTGGCCGCAATTTGGGCCACTTGAGCATCGTTGTGCGTTCTGCTGTTTTTCGCAAATGGGATCAAGGTAGCGATCCCAACTTGTTCAATTTGCATTACTTTTCAACATCTTTTTGTGTACCGAAAATTAACGCCCGTAGGGGTTCATCGTGCGCGGGATTGCTTTTGATTCAAATTGCGGGGTTGTGCCGCGAGACATCATCATCCCTACAGGGGGGCGGTTTGGTGGTATCTGACCCACCCCCTGCATTCCACCTTGCATTCCCTGCGGCATCTGTGGCGGCGTAATCTGGCGCTGCATACCCTGCGGCATTCCTTGTGGCATTCCCTGACCCATCTGGCCTTGCAATGGCTGCGCTGGCATAACGTTGAAGTCGGGGATGCCGGCCTGCGCTACTTGTGTCTGCGGTTGATCATATCCGTGCGGTCTTGGGCCAGTAAATCCCGTGGGGGAGAATCCCCCAATAGAAAGCGTTGCTGCATCAAGCGACCGCTGTTGATCAGGATTCAAAGCAGTCATAGGCGCGGCCATCGGTTTGCCCATCGGCATTGTGCCGCGAGCCTGCAATGCACCTATCAATGCCTGTCGTTGTTTTGCGTCCATTTCTGCCCCTAATGCAAGAATCGTAGTTTGTACAACGTGCTGTCGATTTGATCGACAATCTCGTCAATGATGTTCTGCAAGGCGCTATCGTCCGGCAAGTTTTTGCGGTGAGCGTCAACGTACCGCTTGATGGTCTTAAGGTAATCAATTGGGTCTTTGGCTACCGCAAAATCGTTTGGGTATGCGCTGATCGGGATTTGATCGTATGCGCCGATGTACGCTTCTGCCCAACGGTCTGCCAGGTCAATGATGTTGTCGTAGTATTCGCCAAGCGCAACGTGCTGTGCGTAGGACTTGGTTGCCAAGTGCTGAAAATGCGTGACCGTGGACGAATGCAAAAGCACCGCCACAAATTGCGCCGCAGCCTTTTCGTATTTTTCAGCCATGATAGTCCTTGCGTCAACTACATCAGATCATACTTGTCTGTCAACATGACCGCAAGAAATAGTTGGGCGGAAAGTTTTCGCCCAATTATCTTTGCGGCAGTGCATCCCGAATAAGCGGCATTGCGTCCGACAATTTCATCATCAGCAGCCATTCCTCCCCATCGGCTCGCATGATGACGATGGGCAAATGCTGCGGCCCTGCTGATTTTTCGGCCTGCGCCATGAACTCATGCTGCACCATCAGCTTTTTGCGTCGCTTCACCTCAATACGAAACTGCGCGATCTCGATATCAAATCCACCGTCACGCGATTGCGAGAGGTTGCGCTTTACTGCCCATCCCAGTTCTTGGTTGAGTATTTCGCACACCTCACGTTCGCCGTTAGCGCCTTTACGTCTGCTGTTCATGTGTTCCCTTTTCGTTATGTTTGTCGCAAAACTCTCTCGCCTCATCTGGGCTGTTACTTACGCCCAAACATTGCGTCACAACCTTTGGCTGCACGAACCAAGCCGTGTACGACCATTTGCCGTCAATCTGGGTTGCGCTGATTGAGTACAAGCCACAATCACTCAGCCAGTGATAGCGGCTCATTTTGGTAAACTTCATACGACAATCGCCCACGCCGATTTAAGACCTTGAGAGGGTGACCCACTACCCCTGTAGCGGGGTGGCCTAGAAAAAGTCTTCATCGGCTTGAGCGACGGCTGCAGAGCGATTGGCAGTGAGGTTTCTCAGTTCAGCGTCGCACCGATCAACACAACGCTTGTATGCCTCACGGTATTCGTGGCTGTCTGCTGTGCATCGAACGGAGAGGCGAGCGAGGTATGCGGCCTTGAACTCAACCCAGTATTGTTCTGGATTGCTCTGTCTCAATTGCTCCCAATTCTGCACCGTGTGCTTTTCGCTTGCGTCGAGTCCTGCAGTGTCCTGATGCAATCTCTTTTCGTCCTTGGGTCGCAGCTCCGCAGGTTTCGGGAAAAACTTTCCGTAACGGCAGTGGGATTTGGCGCAAGCCTCAACAATTTCCCAAGGTTGATCCTTCAGCGCGACCCAATAGCTTTTCTTCATGAGGTCGGTGACCGGCTTGCTGAACGTCTCGCCCAACCGTTCCATCAGTTCGTCAAAGTTTCGTTTGTCAGGGCTATGCATCGTCGTCCTCCTGTTCAAGCCAGGTTGATTTAAGTTTTACGGGTTGAGGTTTTTCGGGCAACGGAAACGGCCCACGCCATAGGCCAGAGCGAAAGAACTTGGCAGGCGATGTGATGAACTGCGTCCCAATGCGTCCCATTGCCAATTGTTGGTCAGCGTATTGAGTCACAGCGGCCAGAATCGTCTCCGGTGTCTCGCCTTCCTCAAGCAACTGGTTGCAGGCGCGTTCTGCGTCCATCCATGCAACACCGGCATACGTCCCTCTTGGGTATGCAAGTTTCAGTGCGACAATGTCCACAACCTCGCGCACGCTCTGTGTGTTCAATGATGGTTCAGATTGATGGTTATATGATGGTTGGAGGGCAGCTGGCGCCCTACCATAGGGCACTTGGCGCCCTACCTCTAGGGCATCTGGCGCCCTACCGTAGGGCACGTCCTGCCCTAGTGCATTTGGCGCACTAGTAGTCGGATGCACCAAATAACGGGTTGTGCGGTTCGGATTACCTGGGTCTCTGCTCACACATTGAAACCCTTCCAAGTCAGCCAATGCGTCCGTCACAGCACGTCTGCTCAAACTGGTTTTGGCGGTAATTGTGGTTAGCGACGGCCAACAAATACCCTCATCACTTGCGTTGTCAGCCAGCGCCAGCAACACCAGTTTCTGTGTCGGCGTTAGGTTCTGCATTGCCCAAACCGCTGTCATCAATTTGATGCTCATGGGCCACCACAAAAACAGGTCGGGTGGTAAGCACCCGTCATGCCTTTCTGTTGGGGAAGGATTGATTTCGCGTTATTCATTCGAGGTTCGCCCGAGGCTCGCCCCAAGTGCAGCCAACGCAGCCACCGCACGCGCCTGAACTTCAGGTGTTTGGAAAAGCCTTTCCATCTCATCGCGCACCCGCTGATTCCTTTCCTTGGCAGCGTCAGAAACGCACTTGACACACAAGCCACTTTTGGTGTAACGCAAGCCTCCATGACTGCGCTTGCATTCTAACCCTTTGTATTTAGGCAGCTTTTTCTGCGCTGCGGCTAGCCTTTTTTGGTCAATCTTCATTGCAAAAAACCTTTAAAAAATGCTTGACAGGCGCAGAGTACAGCGTATAGTTTCCGACATCAAGTCACCAAAACTACTTGTTACGGAGAACAAAAATGGCAAAAGTAGAAATTCTGGAATGCTTCGGGGAGCGCACGCGGCTGGTCTCGTTTCACCGGACGCGCGACCGTGAAATTGCGTTAGCTCGCGCGTTGCGGCTCAATTTTGGCCGCAAAGCGCACCTGCACGTTGAGCAGAGCATTAGTCACGGGACGGGTAATGACCGCGTGCTGTATGGTCAAATCGGGGTTCCGGTAAAAGGTCAGCCGCGCGTAGCGACCCTGATCACCGGTCGCGTGCGGGTGGATGTGAGCGTATGAACAGCGCATACCGAAAGACGCTTCGCAGTCAGAAACGAGCCAGCGCCATGTTAGGCCTGTGTGGGGCTGCGATTGTTGCGATTGTTGCGATTGCCGCTGCGGTCGCCTTCATCCACCTGATTGCCACAATGCCTTCCGGCTGGTGGCTCCCTGTTGCCCAACGCCCGTTTGGAGGTGCGCTGTGATTTATTGTGACGACGACTTCCCCTGCGAACTCGATGTCGAATGGACGCACGGCGGGAACTTATTTCGCATGACTTGCGACGACTTTATTTACGAAGATTTTGGCCGGATCAAATTGTTTGTTTATTTGCCGCTGTCGCTGGATGGCACCGCTGGCCCGTGGGTTGAGCTGCAAACCAACGAAAACTTTGCGGAAGACTTCTGGGACAAGGGCATGGCACTTGCCAATGAGCATTGGGAATGGCAACGCGATGAAGCCACATCCGCAGCCGCTAACGATGCGTCGGGGTGCTGAGATGAACCGCGAAATACGCCCTTTCCCCACCCTGCGGCTTGTCGACAAATCAGTCAGCGATGCCCTCGCAGTGCGCCAGGCAGCTGCGGCACAAGCTATAGGCCGTCGCTACGCGTTCCACCCTGACAATGACGTGCGCCGCTCGACTAACACGGTTTTGGAACTGATTGAGTACGTCAACGCTGGAGGCGACTTGAATGCGCTCTGATTCCTTAAAGTTTGCCGTGATCGCTGGCCGGTCATTTGAGATGCGCCGTCAGGCCATGCGTGAGGCTCGCGCTTGCACCTATGCCGACATCCGCAGCCGTTGCGTTCAGCAGGCACGGTTTTGCAACCGCATGGCTCTGGAGTACCTACAGCTTGCAAGGCAGGCCCAGAAACACGAACACATCCGAATAACAACAGAGGTGACTTATGAAGCGTAGTGATGCCATCAACGAAATATCATCAGCCTTGGCAAAAGCCCAAGCGGAAATGAAAAACCCCGGTTTTGACTCAACCAACCCGCATTTTCGCAACAAGTTTGCAAGCCTTGCATCAGTGCGAAATGCTGTGATTCCTGTTCTTGCGAAACACTGCATTTCTTTGACGCAAGAACTGACCAACACAGAGTCAGGGGTAAATTGCCTGACCATCATTAGCCACGCATCAGGGCAATGGATGGAGTTTGGCCCTTTGGTTATGCCAGTTGGCAAAAACGATGCTCAAGGATTTGGTTCGGCATCCACCTATTGCAAGCGTTACAGCCTTATGGCTGTTTGCGGTGTTGTCGGCGATGAGGACGACGACGCAGAAGCCGCTCAAGGGCGCACTGGCATCAACCCTCGCGGTGACATGGGGCTGACCATCACACCGGCGCAGCGTGATCCCATCGTTGCTGAGTTTCGCGCAGCCCTCGACCTCGATGCTGAAGAACATCAAATCGCATCAGCGGTTTACGCGATCCATGACCGCATTCGCATGAACCCTGACCTTTACGTTGCGGTCAGCGATGTGATGACCAGCAAAGAGCGCAGTGCGCTTAAAGCATTTGTGAAAATGGCAAAGGAAACCAAATGAACAAGAAAAAATCTGTTAAGAAAAAATCTTCCGTTAAAAACAAAACTGCAAAACCACCATCAGCAGATGATCTTCTTTGCGATGCTATTGCAAGCAAGCTTTTTGAAAACTTTTGGGATGCAGGCCAATTGATCGAATTAAACAATGATCAATTTCTTGTTTTTGGAAAACATGAATTTACCAACTGTTGTGCTGTTTCTGCTCGTCAAATTACAGATGCTGTTTTTGCTGGTTTCGACATTAAAAAGGGGTAAACAATGGAATACGACAACAGCAACCGTGGAATGTTGATGCGTACGCGAGACAAGCTAAGCGAAAAACATCCAGATTATTTTGGCACTTTGAATGTTAACGGCGTGGAGTTTGAATTGTCCGGCTGGAGCAAAGTTAGCGCCAAAGGCAACAAATATATGAGCCTCACCATCAAAGAACCGTTCAAGAAAACCACGAAAGTTGCAACGCCTGCGGTTGAGCCTTTTGAAGATGATTTGGAGGTGCCGTTTTGATCTCTGACGAACGCGCAGAGCAAGCCTTGCACTACCTCGCAGCGACTGATGAGTCCTGCGGGGCAGCCAAGGCCCACCAAGAGCGCATGGAATACAAAGCCAAGGCAGTGCGTCAGCAAGTGTTCCTCATTGAGGAAGGTACTGTGGCCGAGCGACAAGCCAAAGCTGAAGTAAACCATGACCATCAGACCATTCTTGAAAAGTATTTTGCCGCAATGAAAACCTACAGCGCCATTGCTAACAAGCGCGAGACAGAACGCATTGTGTTGGATACCTGGCGCACCGTACAAGCGAACCGGAGATCTGGAGCATGAAAACGGGTAGACCGAATCGACTTACAACTCAGCAGATTGAAGAACTCAAAGCAATCTCAGTTGAACACAAACGACTGCAAGCACTGGCAGACGAAGCTAGTCCTGCGGCATGGGCAAAGGCTAACAACATTCCTCGCAGCACCCTTGCACGATATTTAAAGGATTCCCATGTCTGAAAGAGCATTGTGGTGCGCCGTCATCATTGAAGCAATCCGCGACTTAGGCGACAAGCATTTATCAGTTCGCGCAGCCGCTAAACAC